TCTCCTCCTGGTTGAGCAGCTTAGCGGGCATACCAGCGGCCATTGCCGTATTCAGCAGCGAGTTGTCACGGGCGAACTTGGCCGGGCCTTCAAGGTTCTGGAAGTTGAGCGAGAAAATGTCGTCTTCGTGGCCGATCGTCAACACGTTTCCGGTCACGCCCGCCTTGAGCTGTTGGCGCTTAATGCCGAAAAAGTTCAGGATGCGGTTGTTGACGATCGGGCCAGGCGCCTTCATCTTGTTGATTAGCAGCCCGACCTTGACCGCAACATACTGATCGGTGATCATCGTCTGCAAGAAGGTCTTCATCGGGAACAAGGCGCGCTGGTAGACCGACCGGCCGACAAAGCCAAATGCCGAATTGGTAAACTCGATGTAGATCGGCGCCTCGTTCATTACGACAATCGAGCGACTGGGATGGTAGGCTCGGTTGCCAACACGCAGCGAGCGCGGCTTCTGGAAGTTGGGGCTGTTGGGATCTTGATCCAGCACCAATGAGCCGGCGGTATTCAGCGGGTCGAGCACATTGTAGTAGGGATCGGTCTCGTGCATCTTCGCGAGGTCGAGCGGGGCCTCCGATGCTTTCGGGTTCTTCCGGTCGCCCACAATCAGCGAGGCGATGCCATATGCCCGAGCTGTGCGGTAAAGATTGAGAATGATTGCGTCGGCACCAGCCGGGCCGCCGGTCACATCCGCAACGCCGCCGGTCTCCTTCCACTCCTTCTTAAACGCGGGCACTAAACGACTTTCCGGTCCGCCGGAGACGGTGATCTCACGCTCCTGACTCTGCGCCAGAGCGATAGGGTTCTCCGCCATCTTGGCGCCAAGCGGGTGGTATGCCAATAGCTCCTTGCATAATTGATATGATGCGGGCGAACCAGGGATGATCTGTTCCGCCGATAGCAAGTCGATGAGCTTGCTACCAATCGACGCTGTCAAGCCAGCCTGGTAAAGCCGGCGCCTCCCTCACTCATATCTGCGCCAAACCCACTCATTCAGGCATCCCTGGTATAATAGCAGCGGAGGTTACCATGATCATCATCGGCCCCGGCTTCCTGCTGCTGATCTTCCTGTGCATGTTCAAACCGATCCGCTTGATTGTCGGCTGGATACTATTCGCCGCGCTGTGCTTCGTCGTTTACACCTGCTCGACGATGCCCCCTAGCTAATCCCCTCACTATCACAAAGGCTGATTGACACAGCATATGTAAAAGTATCCAAGAGGTCATCGGCACGCTTAGTTGCATCCTTGTCGCCGACTCGGAACCCGAATACCTGCGACGCCATGTGGTTACGCGTAACGCCTTTGAACGTCGTGACTTTGTCCCAGGCGGTTCGCACGAATTTAACCAAACCCCGGTAAACCGGCCCCGAGGCGTTGATGGCCCTGGCGTCCTTGCCGGCGGCGGTCATCGCGGCGGGCAGTGCTTGCGCGGGCAGGCCGCGATTGGCGCATTGCTGCAATAGTATGCTACCGCTAGCGGCGTCCTCGATCCATGCGCCCTGTGAGCCCATGCGCGCACCGCACTGCTTAGCATAGCTCTCTAAGCGCTCGAAAACGGATGGTATCCAGACCTCCAACGATGCGCCCTCAATCTGCACGAGATCCCAATCGAGGCAGATCAGCGGGATCGGATGACGCTCGGTATACGCCCAATAGCTGACGCCAGTGCCGTCATTCTCACTGCCGGTCTTGATGGCTGAGTCGATGACAGCGAAGACTTGATCGCAGGAAGTGGGAAGCTCAACCGGATCTCCGTTAACGAGCAGTTTCTCCTTTTCGAAGAAGGCGAAACCGCTCCAATCAACGAACTCGGCCAGATACTCCTGCTGATAGACTAGCGGGTGGTTGCTAGCTTGTAGCTTATCCATCTCGAATTTACGCCTTGCTTGGTATTCGTCGTCGGTCTCGTGCGCCTGGCGCAGCGGCAGGTAGGGATTACTATGCGTCGGCGCTTGGTATTCAACGAAGCCATATTTGGGATTGTTGCAAATCTGGTAGAGGAAATTAGCAGGGTCGGAGCCGTTGGTATTCGAGGCAACCAGGCATGTGCCTGACAGATCAATAAGAGTCGGCTTGATTGCCGTTTCCCATATCTGCATCACATTGGCTTTGCCGAACGCGGCCTCGTCGATCAGGACCTTCTTGTATTTCCGAGACCGGCCGGCGCGCTCGTTCTCCAGCGTCCAGAAGTCAACTCTGCCGCCTGTCGTGCACCGGATAACGCCATCGATACGCGAGGCCGATACCGTAATCGGCTGAAGCATCGTCAGCATCTCGTAATAGGTCTCTGACAGGATCTTGTAGTCTGGTGCAAAGATGCCGACCGGCCAGCCCTTGCATACCGCATCGCAAGCGATGGTCTCGATTAACTGCGTCTTGCCCCAGCGCCGACCGCAGCGGATCGCCACGTAGTCATGCTCCACGGTCTTGTAGAATGCTTCGGCCTGCCCAGGATGAAGCATGGGCAGCGTGACAACCGGGATATGCATTTACTTCTTAGCCTCCACTGCATCCGGCAAGCCGCCGATCACGCGCACCACAACCTGGCCAGCAACATCGCCCTCTTCTCCCAGGGCCAGATCGCGACGCCGCCACAATTGTGGCTGTCTGTTGGTAAGTAGGAATACGCCCGCCGCTGTATCGGGCGGATAATGCTCTACGTATTCCGCCCGCATAACTTCGACGCCGTCGCCGACCTTTAAGAATTGTATCTTCTCGGCTTTATGACTGTAACCCTGGGCTCTGTGAAACATCGAACGAGCCAGTTCCGCGTCCGCAAGCTCCCCTCCGTTATCCCACGCACTCTGAAATGAAACATGGCTTTTTCTCCAGGATCGGAGGGCAGTTAACGATATAGCCAGTAGCTCTGCGATGTGGTCCTCACTCAAGCCCAACAGCCGGTACTTGTATACTAGATCACAATAAGCTTCCCGGTATTCGGTCGGCCGCCCAGCTACCTTACTGTCAACTAGTATCTGGACCGCTTTTGTTTTCTCGGCACGGGGACGATTTTGTGCGCCACGCTGCCGGCCAAGGGCGCCATGCTTGACCGAGCGTGCAATTGCCTCTTTCGCCTTGCTGCTGAGAAGGACACGTTCAACCACTGACCGGCTCCAGATGATCCACTGAAAACTCTAACTCGACCGCTCGACCGAACAACTCGAACAGCAGCTTGGCTCTTTCGCCATCAGTCCAAGTGCACAATGCCTGATGTCCCCACCAGGCGCCGGCAACAACCTTGACTCTAGTCTGCTCATGTATTCTGGCGAAGGTCCCATTGGTATCCTGCCAGACCGTTTGTCTTAACTTGTTAATGATGCTTGCAGCAATTGGGGAGGGGGAGTTATACTCGACCTCATCCTCGGTGCCCTCATTCTCGACTACGCGCCACGAAAGGATGTATGAGACTCCGGGGGTTGATTGTATCGGCGACCAGAGCTGGAATTGGTTTACATTGGCAAACAAGTAGCGGGGAAACAAGGGTCGGATCACGAGGGAGTGCCTAGGCCGCTTGATTTCAACAACAGGATAGAATACCTCGTATCCCTGCGCCTGTAAGCGATCGGCAGCAAACTGTTCCCTGCCAGGATGGGTGTGAATACAGAACCAGGCGGAGTGATCAACGAATGGTCGGCGAACCATTTGTTAGTTGTTCCTAAGCAAGCTCAATAGCTGCCGCACTGCCATGCGCGAGATCGCACAACAGAAAAAAATCAAGATAACGCGAATATAATATCTGTTTTGCAGGAATGCAAATTATTTCTTTTTAGAAAGAAATCAAGCATATAGCTGATTTCCTTGTTGTCAGCGTGAAACTGGTGATGGGGGCATGCGAGCGGACGCGAAGCGGCTGCGCTGCTGATGCCCCCATCAACGAGCAGTGCGCGCTTGCGCACTGCGAAGTTCAAGCCTCTCAGCTGCTTTTAACTAGTTGCCTCGCGCGCGCGTTTTTTTAATTAGAATGTAGTAATAGTAATACTACTCTCGCTTCGCTCGAGTGACGAGCATCGCCCGGATAGAGGGCGATGCTCGTCGAAGCTTTTGATCTTTTTTATATATTATATCTTTCTTAGATTGTTTATATTGATAAACGCGCGCGCGCGCTCGCGCGCGCGAGGGATCGGTGTTAAATCAGCCGCGGTATATATCCAATATGGCGCCTGGTTAGAGGAGGTCGGCATGCCGGAATTAGTTGTTGAACGGATCGGTAGAAAGTGGCATCTCCGCTGGGGCGACCGCGCTTGTCACCTGTTCCCTCGCGAGGCATTGTTAATTTCTCGACTTCTCTTGCAGCCTGAGTATCCCGTGCATCGCCTGCTTTTGTTGCGGGCAATATATCCCGATGGGATTATCTCAGCATGCCGACCTCGTGATCTTATCCACCGGCAAGTCTACAAAGTTCGGCAAGCACTTGCCACGCTCGGCTGGCCAGGAACGATCGTGCGCGAGGACAAACGCGGTTACTACTTACACCGGTATTTCGACGTGTTTCCT